ATAATGTAGGAGAGTATTTAGCTGGACTTAATTGGGTTGAAATATTTTCAAGCCTTGGTAATGTGTTATGGCAAGCCATTAAAGCAGCTATCGAATTATGGAGTGGTTCATTTACGGCAGCACCAATTGAAACGACCTTAATAACGGCTATAGCGGCATTGAAATTTACAGGCTTAGGAAGTGTTTTAAAAAAGAAACTTGTTACAGTAATAGGAACAAGTATTAAAGGTGCTTTAAAATCATTCGGAACAGGCAGCATAATATCAGGAATAGGTGGATTACTTACAACAGATATAGGCACTATTATAGGAGCAGGAACAGCAACAGAAATAGGCTTAACTATAGGTGCTGGAATAGTAGGTGGAATAGTAGCCGCTATTGCTGGATTTAATTTAGGCAATTGGCTCAATGAAAAATTAACAGGCGAGAAAATAGATATGTCAATGTTTGACCAAATAGCGTATCTTATAAAAGCACCATTTGAAGATTTACCTAGCTTTATTGACGGAGTGATAGAAACAATCACATTCGGGCATAAAGATGATATAGCAAATTGGTGGACTACAAGTGTTGCGCCGTGGTTTACTAAGGAAAAATGGGGAGAATTGGGAGACAACATAAAAACATCTTTAAGCGAAAAATGGAACAGTTTTTCAGATTGGTGGAGCAATACAGCTATTGCTAACTGGTGGAATAATAATGTTGCACCGTGGTTTGAAAAAGAAACATGGATTGACGCTGTCGATGGAATGAAATTAGGAATACAAGAAAAATGGGATTCAATCGTTGATTGGTGGAACAGTCTTGCAATTGTTTCTTGGTGGAGCAATGATGTGAAACCGTGGTTTACTAAGGAAAAATGGGAAAATTTGGCTGACGGAATTAAAAAAGGCATTCAAGGGAAGTGGGATGATGTTGTGAATTGGTGGGATAGCAAACCAGCACTTCAACGCATTTCTGTGGCTATCGAAGATTTTAAAACTAAGATACAGAACGCTTGGAACAGCTTTAAGCAGTGGTGGAATGATTTAGGACTTGAATTTCCACACATTGATACACCACACTTTAAAATTGACGGAGAATTTAGTCTTGCACCGCCTAAAGTGCCAAAAGTCAGCATTGATTGGTATGCAAACGGCGGATTCCCAGGCAAAGGACAATTATTTGTCGCAAACGAAGTAGGTCCTGAAATGGTTGGTACTATGGATGGAAGAACGGCGGTAGCTAACCAACAGGAAATTACACAAGGTATTGCTAATGCAGTTTATCCAGCGGTTTACAATGCAGTTGTAGCAGCTATGTCAGAAGCTAACAACAATGTAAATATAACATTACAAGGTGACGCGGATAAGCTATTTACAATGGTACAAGATAAAGCTAACAGCTATACAAATATGACAGGTCAAGCAGCCTTTCCGTATTGATAAGATAAAAGTATTGTGCTATTCTTTTGCTATATATAAAAAGCAAAGGGGTAACACAATATGACAGAAAAGAAAGCAAAGAAAAAAGACAGTAAACTAAGCATAGCGGCGGCAATCACAGCACTATTTATATTCACAATCCCAATAGGTTTTATATTGGCTATTGTGGATTTAATTAAAAGTAAAGGCGACAAGTCACAAAGGCACTTAGGCTCTTACTTTGCAATAGTATCGTTTGTACTATTTCTGATAGTCGCTTTTAGTAACGGAAGTGGTAACAGCAGTAACAATGCCAATGCTACGAAACAAACCATTGCAACACAGCAAGAT